GATAACGGTACTATTACAATCGCAGACAGAGTATTAACAACAGAGAAATTTGAGGTTAATATGAAACTATGTAAAAAGACATACAGACCAGTATGGCAGTCTTTATACCAATCTGGTAGATTTACAGGTTCTTTTGAGTCTTATTTAATTGCTTTAGTAGCTTCAAACATTGCTGCATCTCGTGAAAATGTTATCTGGCAAGGTGCTAACGCTACAGGTGGTGAGTTTGATGGTTTTGAAGCGTTATTAACTGCTGATGCTAATTTACCTGCTGCTAATGAGGTTGCTGGTGCTACTTTAAGTGCTGCTAACATTGTTGCAGAATTAGGAAAAGTGATTGATGCTGCTGGTAAAGTGATTTACAATATGCCAGGCTTTGGTATTCGTATTTCAACCGCTGCTAAGAAATTTTACATACAAGCACAAGCTGCTTTAGGTGCTGCGGATTTATACAACGAAAGAGAAGCGCAAATGACATTTCAAGGAGTGCCACTTATCGAATGTGCTGGTTTATCTGACAACGTTATGGTAGCAACAGGTTCTAATGTTCTTTGGTACGGTATCGAAGATTTAGCACTTGGTTCACAAGTAAGACTATTAGACCAATCAATGATAGATGGTTCTGATAACGTTCACGTTGTAGTAGAATGGGGAGATGGTGTTCAGTACGGTAACGTTTCTGATATCATTACTTACGGTATTACAAACACTGCGAACTAGAAATTAATTAATAATCATATAAGAGGTGGTAATCTTTAAGGCTACCACCTTTTTTATTTAAAACAAAAAAACAAATGGCGTGCACATTAACAAGCGGAAGAACCGAACCATGTAGAGATGCAATCGGTGGTTTGAAAGCAATATATTTAGCCAACTTCTTAGAGGATGGTTTTACGGTAGCTGCTGGTGAAGCGACTGCTATTAATGCTTCATTAACTGAGGTGTTTAAATACGAACTTATAGCGGATGGTAATACTTATGTAGAAACACCTACACAAGACCCACAAGCTGGAACTACTACCTACGAACAAGTTTTATCGGTAGTATTAAAGAAACAAACTAAAGAAAGTGCAAACGAATTAGCGGTAGTTTTACGTGCTAGATGTTTGGTGGTTGTTCAATATAGAGATGGCTCTTATAGAGTAGTAGGTATTGAGGATGGTACTTATCAAACAGGAGATTTTCAATCGGGAGGAGCTAAAAACGAGTTTAACGGTTATAACTTAACTTTTAACGCAATGGAAACAGCACCAGCACCATATTTAGACGCTGCAACAATTACTGCTTTAGATGGTATTGTAAGTGCGACTAACGTTACACCGTAATAAATTAAACATAATTCAATATAAATTAAGTGCGTTTTAAACAAAACGTGCTTTTTTTTGTTTTATTTATATGAGAGTATTAATACCTAATGTGACAAACACTATAAAAGTGCCTTTAAGAGACTACTCTACTAACGATAATTACAATGTTATTTTGTTTAATGAGAACACTACACAAGAAACCGAATTTACTATTGAAGATGAAAGTGTAGAGTCTATACAAGCTAATAACAATCAGTTAGAGTTTGAATTAGATATACCAAGTGTAGAGGGTAGTGTTTTTAGTTACAAGGTGTTAGATAATGCTAATAACAATGTTTTGTTTAGGGGTAAGTTATTTTTTACTTCACAAGTGCCACAAAATTATAATATAAATGGATAGTAAGCCAAAAAATATAAGTTTAATACAGTTATCTAGTTACATAAAACCAGATATTGAAGAGTATAATAGTGGGCGTTCTGATTATGTTACTAACGGTAAAAACAATTCTTTCTTTGAGTATGTTATAGACCGATTTAATGGTAGTCCGACAAATGAAAGTATTATAAATGTATATAGTTATTTATTATATGGTCGTGGTATCGTAGAAAAAGGAAGTGATGATTTATACGACTCTTTAAATGATATATTTGCAAAGCAACAACAAAGACAAACATTAAATGACTTTAAGATGTTTGGTATGGCTGCTATAAAGCTAGTGCGTTCTGTTGGTGGTGGTATAGGTGCTATGAAGCATTTTCCAATTAATAAATTAGCTATGGGTTTAGCTAACGAAAAAGGAGAGATAGAAAAAGTTTATTATTCCTATGATTGGGAAAAGATATACAAGTATAAGCCTAGTCCAATTACTATTTTTAAAGGTAAAATGACTGATAAGGAAATGATACTTTTGATTAAACCCTATCAAAGCGGTAACTTTTATTATTCTTATCCAGACTATTTAGCAGGTTTACAATATTGCGAGATTGAGGAAGAAATATCTAATTTTAGTATAAATCATATTAAAAACGGTCTTAGTTTCGGCTATGTTATTAATATGAATAATGGTGGGGCATTACAACCAGAAGAAAAAGACGAAATCGAAAGACGTATAAAACAAAAGTTAACAGGTAGTGAAAACGCTGGAAAGTTTATACTGTCTTTTAACGATGGTAAAGAAGCAGAGGTTACTGTAACGCCATTAAATAACAATCCAGAAGCGCACCAACAATGGGAAAGCCTTAGAGAGGATGCGGCAAAGCAAATATTAGTTGCGCATGGTGTAACAAGTCCGTTATTGTTTGGAATGCCTAGTGCTGGTGGTTTTGGTGCTAACGCAGACGAATTAGATACTGCATCTAAATTATTAAACGATTATCAGATATTACCAAAGCAAGAAGTGTTCTTAGACGCTATAAAACCAGCCTTAGAATTAGCTGGATTAGAAACTGACTTAGAGTTTTTACCATTAAGAGAGACATACGGAACGGAAGAAAAAGAAGAAATCGTTGTAGAAGATAATACTGTAGAGGATATTGAAGATAATGTAGAGTTATCTAATCATGTTTGTTTATCAGACGAAATGGAAGCTACTGTAGAACTTGCAGACCATCTAATAATGTTTGGTGAAGATTTAGACGGAAAAGATTGGCATTTATTAGCTGTAAATGAGGTAGACTATGAAACTGACGATTTAATATATGAAAGCTTAAAGTTTGCAACAAGTACTGGGGTAGCTAGACCTAACGCGAAGAGTGAACAAGACAGCGAGGATATAGCGATACGTTATAGATACGTTGGCAATCCTTTACCAGAAAGAGAGTTTTGTCAAAAAATGATGTTTGCAAATAAGTTATATCGTAAAGAGGATATTATGCAAATGGATAGAGGCGGTGTGAATGATGGATTTGGTTTAGGTGGTACAAACTCTTATTCAATATGGAAATGGAAAGGTGGTGGTAAAATGAGTGCTAAATATCCTAACGGAACTTGTAAACATAAATGGCAAAGAGAAATATATTTAAAGCGTGGTGGTGGTGTAGACGTAAACAGCCCATTAGCAAAAACTATAAAAACCCAAGATGCAAGGAGAAGAGGTTACAAAGTGCCAAACAACAATAGAGACGTAGGATTAACACCACATCAAAACAAAGGATAATGGGATTAATAACAGCACAAGAAATAAAGAGTAATACGTCAATGGGTGGTAATGTAGACCCAGACAAATTTATGCATCTACTTACAGATGTTGAGGTGTTAATATTAGAACCAATTTTAGGCACTGCCTTATTTGACAAAATAGTAACTGATTTTAATGCAGATACTTTAGCTGATGATTATTTGCAAATGTTTACTGATTATATAAAGCCTATTTTATGGCATAGTGTTTACGCTCAATATTTACGTGATGGTATTATATTGGCGCAAAATACAGGTATCTATGAAAACGCACCAGACAACGGTTTAACCGCTAACATAGATAATGTTAAGTATAACGTTAAAGGCGCACAAAGTAAAGCGGATGCGTATATCGGTAGACTAGAAAGATATTTATGTGATAAGAACATACCAGAGTACGATAATTCACAGCCTAATGATTACGACGTCATCCCCCAAGACGTCGATACTATTAGCGGTTGGTATTTAGGGGGAACAGAAACTAAAAGTAATTACTATAAAAGTAGTGGTGGTGGTTCTGTTAGTGGTAATTTTTTAGAATTAGATAGTTAATGAAAGAGGTTAGAGACAGTAAAATAAAAGAAGAGTTAGAAAAGAAATTAAAAGTTTATCTTAAAAAAGTAGATGATAGCATTAACAAAAGGAAGAACAGCTCTAAACTGCCGAGATAATGTAGGTGGTATAAAGAATGTTTACCTAGCTAAGTTTGAATTATATAATAATTTAGAAATAGTTAGAGATAAGCAAACTGTAACAAGTTTTCCTAATACTAACATTTACGACTTCTGGACTAATAACGCAGTTTTTACAGAACAAAGTTCAGAAGATGGTTATAAATATGACCAGAGTTTAAACTTTACACTTTTAAAATCTGATTTAATAACGTCTCAACAATTATACAACATCAAAGATTTATATTTTAGGTGTATATTAGAGTTTAACGATGGTTCTTTAAGGATATTAGGACTATATAACGGTCTTAATCTAACATATAGTGATAATAGTGGCGGTTCTAAAAGTGAGGGAACTAAATATAATATAACATTAACAGGAAACGA